TTAGCAAAGGGTCGACAGATGATGATTCGATTTTAAATGTACAGAAACAAATTAGGAAATTAGCAGATAGTTTCCTGATGAATTCAGATATAAAAGTTTTTGGTAAAACAATTCAGCCAAGGGATTTCTCTTACAAGGCTAAAGCAGAACAGGAGTCGGCCATGATGGAAGGGTACAAAACCAACAGTCTAATGTTATCTAAGGTCTATCACGAATTAGGATATACTTCTGGTATGACAGCAGAAGCTCTCGCATCCAGTATACCCGGTGCAGACCTAAACGACGTACAGCGCGCATTGAACGCCTTACAGAACGATGACAAAATTGAAATTATTCAGTATATGGGTAAACAGCCTGTGTATGGAAAGTCCATGGAAGAAGCAATTACAGAAAGTTTCAGTAAGATGTTTGGTTCCTTAAAGACATCACATCAAACATTAGAAAATGTAAAGATACTAGTCAGACACAAAACTCCAGTGGACGAGACAGTAAGAGGCTCGCGTAGCCGCCATATTTCCTCTATTTTCTTAGAAAGCAACGGCGAACGATTTCGTTTCCCTCACAATTATTTGCCAGGCGCCAGGGCTATGGCTCAACACCTGGCTCACGCCGGCACAATGACAGATAAGGTAGGGCACCATATCACTGAAAGTACAAGCCAGCTACTGAAGCTACAGTCGTTTAACCGATACGTGACTACGAATAAATTGATTAATGAAGATAGTTCGGGAATCATTGAGACCATTAAAGAGAGTATCGAAACACTTCGTACCGAACTTAAAAAGTTCACCGGCACAAAGACTTATGAAACCATTAGGGCTCGTGTCGAGACACTAGAGCAAGAGATATTGGCCGAAGACGATGTATCGGGTCTCAAAGACCTTTTCACCGTCCGTAGATTTGACGAGAAGTTCGAGGAAGTCCTCCCTATTGTGAAACAGCTAGTCCAGGAAAAAGATTCCTTTCGTAAGCGCATTGAAGAAGCTGCCGCAAATACAGTTACTCTGCGTCGAGGATCTATAAATAGTACGCCGATGTTCGAATTTGCCAGCGACAATGCCCGGATGGGGTTTAAGTTAAGCGAACTTGCACTCAGATTGGTAGAGAATGATGAACTTGCAGGATTCATTGGAAAAATAGGCACCAAGCTATGTAAAGAAGGTGTTGTAAACGATTTCGAAAAAGCAGTGCTGTCTCAGGTTTTTGAAAATGCAAAAATAGAAGAATTTTCAGAAAAGAAAGATATTAAAGAGTCGATGGCCATAGACACAATGTTTGATAAATATATTAAGAATTTCTATTAAGAAGTCCTTGACAAAGTTATAAAAATTTCGTAAAATAGTTGCTATACGAAATGTTCGTAGAAGGTAGGCGCAAAAAGGATTAACGTGTCCTGAGTAGGCTAGCAACTCAATTAATAGCGTTAAAGCACAGGAAAACAAAATCATGTCAAAAACATTAGACGAAATTCGTAAGAAATTACAAGCACTCGATACACGCAAGGGACCCAAAATTGGGGATAAGTCAACATATCCCCACTGGAACATTCCTGAAGGAACAACTACACTCCTCAGGTTTTTACCCGACGCAAATGAAGATAACACACTATTCTGGACAGAACGACAACTTATTAAGTTGGAATTTCCAGGCATTAAGGGACAGGACGAAACTAAATCAGTCACCGTACAAGTGCCTTGCGTAGAAATGTGGACAGGCAAAAACACTTGCCCTATCCTTAATGAAGTCCGTCCTATGTGGAAGGATAAATCACTGGAAGACACAGCTCGTAAGTATTGGGTAAAGAAGACCTATTACGCCCAGGGCTTTGTAAAGCAGGATCCGATGAATGAAACGGATTCCCCGGAGAACCCAATTCGTAAATTTATTATTGGTCCGCAAATCTATGCAATCATGAAAGCGGCGCTGATGGATCCTGATATGGAAAACAGTCCAGTGGACTATATCAATGGAACTGACTTTATTGTTTCAAAGACAAGCAAAGGCGGCTACTCGGACTATGGCACCTCTAAGTGGGCAAGAAAAGAATCTAGCATCGCAGCAGAAATGCAAGAGGCAATTGATCAATTTGGATTGGTGGATCTGGCAACATATTTACCAAAGCGCCCAACACCAGAGCAACTGGCAATCATGTTTGACATGTTCCAGGCATCCCTAGATGGCGAAATGTATGACCCATCATTGTGGGCACAGTTTTACAAGCCGTTTGGGTTCGAGTCGGGTGCAGGTGCAAGCGACGACGGCGAATCCAGCCGACCTGCTGCAAGGGCGCCAGCCCGGCCAGTAACTACCGTACCAACCACAAAACCTGTAGTAAAAGAGGATGATACATCGGGCCCACCGTTCGACATTGATCCTCCAGCAGTGGCTAAGGAAACTGTTGCAGCAGTCAGCACTGCTTCTAGTGGTAAGACACCGCAGGAAATTCTTGCGATGATCAGAAACCGTAGCAAGTAATCCTTAACCGGGGCAGGTGTCAACTTGCCCCATCATTTACAAGTAGTAGCCATGACTAGACCATTCGACATAAGTAAATTTAGAAAAACTCTTACTAAGAGCATTACCGGCATTTCGACCGGTTTTAATGATCCGGATACCTGGGTAAGTACAGGATCCTACGGATTAAACTATCTTATTAGCGGAGACTTCGACAAAGGAGTACCGATGGGTAAGGTAACAGTGTTTGCAGGCGAATCAGGCGCCGGCAAATCTTACATCGTATCTGGCAACATTGCAAAGCATGCACAAGAGCAAGGCATTTTTGTTGTTATGATCGATACAGAAAACGCCTTAGATGAAAAGTGGTTAATTCCACTCGGAGTAGACACATCGGAGGACAAGTTACTTCGAATTAGTGCATCTATGATCGATGATGTTGCAGGCATCGTTCATGCCTTTGTGACAGACTACAAAGCCAATCACATGGATCTTCCTAAACCAGATCGTCCAAAGATACTTTTCATTATCGACTCTCTGGGTATGTTACTAACACCTACTGAGGTGAAGCAGTTCGAAGCAGCTGATATGAAGGGTGACATGGGTCGCAAAGCAAAGCAGCTAAAGGCGTTTGTTTCCAACTGTGTAAACATGTTTGGAGATCTGAACATGGGTATGGTAGTTACTAACCATACATACGCAAGTCAAGACATGTTTGACCCCGATGATAAAATTTCTGGCGGATCTGGTTTTATGTTTGCCTCCAGCATAGTTATTGCTATGAAGAAGTACAAACTTAAAGAAGATGAGGATGGTAATAAAACTACAGGATCCGATATCCGGGGAATTCGTGCAACTTGTAAAGTTGTTAAAACTCGGTATTCAAAGCCGTTTGAGTCTATTAAGATTGATATTCCGTGGGAGACGGGCATGAACCCAACATCTGGATTATTTGATCTGTTCGACAAAGCAGGAAAGCTCGTGAAGGAAGGGAATAGTTATGTTTACACTTCGAAGATTACCGGTAAGGTAATCAAACAGTTCAAGAAAGCATGGAACAATGATTTAGATAGTATGAAAATACTTATGGATGAATTTACAAAAGAAGATTTGATCGTAGTAATTAAGGATAACGGGGACGAATTACCCGGGTTGGTAGTTGTTCATGGAGATTAAGAAATGGTAAACGACAATAACGAATTATTATTGGAGTTGTGGGCTCGTATAAAGTCCCACGTTGCTCCTAAGGAAAGACTTGAAGTGGCAGATATTTTTGTCGCAGTCTTCGACGAGTTTGGGCTAGTAACAGAGAGTCTCCTGAGTGAGGAACTTGATAAAGAACTGAGTGCAGCAGCCCGAAGTCACTTGGCCGAGTTTAACGAAGACGAATCAGACGAGGATATCAGCGATGATTAAAGCCGGCGAATTCGGCGAGCTTTTACTCGAGACAATCAAGAGCAAGGATGTCCAGATGACCATTACGCAAGTCCAGCAGTTCAGAGAAAACATGAGAGATGCAACTGTCGGTTCTGACTACGTTTTTTGGGTATCTGAACCTGCAAATCTGACCAGACTGCATAAAGCATTGGCAGAAGACCTATCGGTCCCTCCAAGAGCTATGGCGATTAAAAGAGTATTAATGTCGAGGTCACAAAGAGCTTCGCGCTTAGTTCATGCAATGGAGATTGCAATTAAAAGAGTTTATAAACTATGAATGGCAAGCATGAGACTAATAAGGAAATCGGCAGATTAAATGTCTCGCTCCATTTATACGACTGGGCATTTTTATTGCTCGAACACTCCGGCTATAAGATTTATAAAAAATGTGAAACAAGATGAGCAATTGGTATTACAAAGTGACGAGTGATCTATCAAACATCCCCGATTTTATCGGCTTTTTTGAGTTAGAGCTCGATAAAGCAAGAATGGAATTATCACTAAAAGGGAAGACGCTAGAGAAGCATGCCGCAGAACTGCCCGGCGTAGTCGAGCATAGGTATTCCCAATTACAAGAAATTGAGGCAGTTCTGGAATACCTCAACATACAGTTGAAAAAGGATAGATCGGCTCAATTTAAAGTATTTATAGAAGCATATAACAAGGTATTAAGTTCTCGAGATGCTGAGAAATACGTAGACGGAGTCCCCGGTATTGTCGATTCGACTATGCTAATAAATGAAGTTGCACTGCTGAGGAATAAGTTTTTGGGTATCACAAAGGGCTTCGAAGCAAAGAATTTCATGACTGGACACATTGTTAAATTGCGTGTGGCAGGTCTGGACGATGCAAGTATGTAATGGAAGAATAATGGCAACATGTAAATTAATAATTCAAGACGAAGTAAAAGTTAAGATAGACGGGCTCGATG